AACGGTAGCCAGCACTGGGCTGCAATCATGGGGGATACTACGATTGCATCGCTTACTAACGTAGCACCAGCTGAAACCCCTCAGGATCTTTATCAATATGTAGCGGACCAAGTAACAGATCTTTGTAAGTCCAGTCCAGAAAATGATTGGTATAATACTTTCCTAGAGCATTGGGATAATGAGATAGATCGTAAGGTTACTAAGCGTCCTACAATGTGTGATGCGTATGGCCTTACATTCTATGGTATCCAAAAGTATATTAAGTTAGAGGGTCACGTTGACTGGCTACCCCTAGAAACTAGAGGGGCTGGTATCGTAGAGTTATCAAGAGCTATTCAAACTGGATTGAACAACACCCTCACTGAACCAAACAAGGGGAAAGAATACCTTAAAAAGATTTGTAATGTGGTCAGTAGTTTAAACCAAAGTGTAACCTACACTGTACCTTCTGGATTTAAGGTGGTGCATTACTATAATAAGGTAAAGAAAAGACGTAGCCTTGCTTCCTTGTTTAACCACAAGGAACTTACCTTCACCTCATTCAGTAATGAGGTAGATCGTAAGTCTGCTGAGCAGGGTATTCCACCTAACTTTATTCACTCTTTAGATGCGAGCCATATGTTTTGTACTATATATAGAATGATATTAGAAGGTATTGATAGCTTTAGCATGATCCACGATTCATTCGGATGTCATGCACCCAATGTTGGGACAATGAGAAAACTTATTAAGGAGGAATTTTATGAAATGCACAGATCAAACTTGTTGGAAGAATTCAGAAGCGACGTGCAAGAACAACTTGGAATCGAGTTGCCCGACGTGCCACTGCGGGGATCATTCGACTTGTCTGGAGTTCTTGAGTCAGATTATTTCTTCGCCTGATCGTAGAGAAATTACATGGCGTGATGCTGAAACCTATGGAGATAGTAGCTGGGTCAGTGCTGAGGAAGTATGTGCTCAGATTAGAAAGGCTCCGCCTCTGATGAAGACTATTGGATATGTTCTCTATGAAGATGAAATCTATGTTGCCATGTGTGATACCATTGGACCAGAAGAAACTTCAGCCATAACAAAGATTCCGAGGATGATGATTATAGAAATGAAACAATTCTACGAAGCTGAGTTCGAGTCATGAAAGTTCTAATTGAAAACGAAGGGGACATGGAGCTGGGTGTAGCTTATGCTACTCAATTAGCTAAGGAAGATAAAAAGAATACCTTAACCTATCACTTCCGTACTGATAAGATGATGGAGATCTTTGTTAGTAACTTAGTAATGTCGTATGTAAGTAATGAAGTGCCTGTTACTCCTAAACTTTTTCTTGAATTAGTCTGTCCCTATGAGGACGATGATACAGAAATGGAGAATGAATTTGAATAACTACGTAGAAATTGAAGGTGATGGATACTTTCTCGAGGGAAATGTATTGACAATTGATGACTGGGATGTTATTATATATGACATGGCTAACGAAGAGGAGTTCTATGATGACGAAGAAGATGAATGTACTTACCGATTTCTATGAAATGAATCGGATTGTACCTAAAGGTCGGGTCTATAAACGACATGACCAACTTATGGATGGTATGTATAATAAGTTGCAGCGTATGGCCGCTGTTCATGGCATGGATCTTCACTCAGCTGTTCCTTCTTGGACAGAGGTATGGATCCATGTGAAAGATGATGAAGGTAATATGGTTACTGCATACAAGGATAAGAACCATACCGCCGTTCGAGCAGAGCTTCCCCCTATTGCCATTCAATGGAAGCAAGACTACTCGAATAGACATAAAGGAAATAAGAATGGCTAACGTGTTAGTTATCGGAGACCTGCACCTTCCCGCAGTTCATCCAGAATACTTGGACTTCTGTAAGTCCGTTAAGAAAAAGTATAAGACCACACAAACTGTCTTCATTGGAGACATCGTGGATCTCCATGCTATTTCGTTTCACAAGAAGCACCCCGAATCGGATGCTGCTATCCTTGAATACGAAAAGGCAATGGATGATCTAAAGATGTGGAAGAAGTCTTTCCCTGTTGCAAAGGTATGCATAGGTAATCATGATGAACGTATCCATAGATTGGCTGCGGACAGTGGGATTCCCTCGATGTACCTTAGAGAATACAAGGAGATCTATAAGACTCCTAGATGGGAATGGAAGCAATCGTTCTTGATTGATGACATCTTCTACTATCATGGTACTGGTATAAATAATCAATACCCCTCTTACAATGCTGCCAAGTCTCGGAGTTGTAGTGTAGTCAGTGGGCATACTCATTCAGTTGCCAGTATTAACTGGATGGCTGGGCCTACTCATAAGATCTTTGGTATGAATGTAGGATGTGGTGTTGATATAACTCATAAAGGAATGGCCTATGGTTCAGCATTCTTAAGGAAACCTATCCTTTCTGCTGGCGTGGTGATCGATGGTCATCCTTATTTGGAATTAATGTAAGGAGAATGCTATGGAAAACATGAGCGTTGAAGAAAAGAATGAAGAAATTTCGTCTGAACTGGAACTTCCTGCTGGTATTAAGACGGAAACCGTGTTAAAATATCTAGGTGAAGTATCGGGTGCTTTGTCAGGCATCGCTAACGATATCAACCAAACAATCGTTAATGTAATTTCTGCTGGTGAAGACTATATTGAAAAGGAGAATGCTAGTGATGACGCAGATGAATGAAATAACAACGGAAACTCTCGATGTACGCTGGTCACACCTGCACCGCCCGGATGATAAGTTCGGTGCTGATGCAGCAAACCACAACATCACCGTCGTAGTTAACGACGAGCTTCAGAAGAAGCTAGAGGAAGTCATGGCCGAATCGGGCAGCAAGAAGATCAATGGTCTTCGTACCGATGATGAAGGTGTTACCCTTCTGAAGGCTAAGACAAAGCTGTACGTTAAGGAAGGCACACCCGCCTTTCCTTGCGTTGACTCGGCAAATGAGATGACGAATGCTATCCCCTTTGGTGGGGACAAGGTTCGTCTTAAGCTCAAGCCGATCCTTCTGACCCGTGATGGGTCGGTATCGCTCTTCCTCAATGGTTGTCAGATCATTGAGAAGAACGAAGGTGGTTCAAGAGGTGGGGGCTTTGCTCCCACTGATGGGTTTACCGGCAACGTCGAAGTCAAAGAAGCTGACTCCGATGACGGTATGCCCTTCTGATGATGGAAGGCGAGTGGGTATTTCCCATTAGCCCTGTGGCCGCAAGTAGGCCCCGTGTTACTAAATACGGGGCTTACTTTGCCGGTCCTTATAAGAGATTTAGAACTGAATGTGCTGATGTCATTGAAGAAGTTCTAGGTCCTGACTTCCAACCAATAGAAGAACCCGTTAAAGTAGACTTAGAGTTGTATATTACCCAACCAAAGAAAACTAAACTCGATAGACCGAAGGCAGATATAGATAATTTTATTAAAGCAATATTTGATTCGATGAACAAACGACTGTGGGTAGATGATGTACAAGTATGGGAAGTCTACGCTTCAAAACAATGGGCAACTAAAGGAGAAGAAGGTTACTTTACTTTAGGTATACAAACCTTAGGCCAGTAGCTCAGCGGTCAGAGCAAGCGGCTCATAATCGCTTGGTCCCCGGTTCGAATCCGGGCTGGCCTATACTCCGGTAGCTCAGGGGACAGAGCAACGGCCTTCTAAGCCGTGGGTCGTAGGTTCGAATCCTACCCGGAGTGCTTTGCCCTTGTGGCGGAATTGGCAGACGCGACAGACTTAAAATCTGTTTCCCGTTAGGGAGTATGGGTTCGAGTCCCATTGAGGGTATTAATATGTTTAACTTTTAAGGGGGAATAAGATGATAGATAAAGCAGGTATGGCAGGCATGCTAACATTCCTTGGCGGATGTAGTGTACTGCCCAAGAAGAAAGACTATACAGATTATATAGCACCGGACTCGGTATCAATCGAACATGTCCATGGCTTGAATAATCTCTCAGTCTTGAGTGCAATCGGAGGATTGTGTTTACTAGCAGGCATGGTCCTGTTAGTAATTTCTAGGGGAACTATGGGGTGGAGACCTGTGATCGGCGGTGTTATTATGATCACAGTCAATTACCTCATAGCTTTATATGCGGACTGGCTGTTCATTCCAGTACTTATTGTAACCGGTGCTATCAGTTTAGCATGGGGCTGGAGGACAGTTATGAATGTTATTAGAGGAAAGAAACATGGTATCTTTATAAGGAGAACCAAAGATGTTTAACTTAACTACAGAAATTTGCGGAGTTGTTATTGCGTTTATCGCAGGTGCTTGGATCGGTCGGCCTATGTTTACTTGGGTTGCCGCCAAGATGCCCTTCATGAAGAAGTGAGGAGTATTAAATGTACGAACAGGAGAGTGTTCTCGTAGATCGAGATCGGTGTCCAGCATGTGCTAGTGCTGGACGGGACACATCTAAAGACAACCTTGCCATCTATGATGACGGTCATCAGTACTGTTTTTCATGTGGGTATTACAAGGGTTCAACAGGAGGCGTAACTATGAAAACTAAACCCGTCCAGATAACCGAGTTTAAATCATACCAAGGCTCTCATATGCCTATCACTGATCGAATGATTAAGCAAGAGACAGTGAAGAAGTTTGGCTATGAGACAACAGAGATTAATGGTAAGCGTGCTGAGATCGCTAACTTCTACCGTGATGGTAAGTTGGTGGCTCAGCATATTCGTGGCCCAGAAAAGAAATTTATCTGGGTAGGAGATACCAAGGGCGTGACACTGTGGGGTCAAAACCTTTGGGCTGCTGGCGGTAAGAAGCTGGTGATTACTGAGGGTGAGTATGACTGCATGACAGTTAGCCAACTTCAGGATAACCGGTGGCCTGTTGTTAGTTTGCCTAATGGATCCCAAAGTGCAGTGCGTGCAATCAAAGATAACTTTGAATGGGTATCTTCATTCGATGAAGTCATTCTTATGTTTGATATGGACAAGCCGGGTCAAGATGCTGCCGTTAGTGTAGCTGAGATCCTCCCTCCGGGTCGAGCTAAGATCGCTTCGCTTCCCTACAAGGATGCTAATGAATGTCTTATGCAAGGCAAGGGTCGTGATATCCTGACTGCAATGTGGCAGGCTCAACGATACAGCCCTGATGAGATCCTTCATGTATCTAATATTGTAGAGAATACAGATATCGTAGACACAAGAGTTTATCCCTTCCCCTTCGACAAGATGACTGACTTCCTTATTGGTCAACGAAGCGGTGAGATTACTCTCTGGTCTTCTGGTACTGGTTCTGGGAAGTCCACAATCCTGAGGGAACTCATGGTCTCTCATCTTGTGGAAGGTAGATCTGTTGGTGCTATTATGCTTGAGGAATCGCCTCAGGAAACTATGGATGATATGATCTCACTACTGATTAACAAACCTGTTCGAGCACAGAAAGCCATGAGAATCATGAATGAACTTCGTGCTAAGATGGGGAGTCTTACCCCAGCTGTAGATATTATCAATGAGTTTACTGATGAAGAGTATGCTGAAGCAAGGCGGAAGCTGAGTGAAACTAATCTCTATATCTACGACCACCTCGGTCATAACGCATTGAGTAATCTTGTTGCACGTATGGAGTTCATGGCTGTTTCTCTTGATGTAGATGTTATTGTGTTAGATCATATTACAGCCGCTGCGGCAGGTCTGCTTGGTAATTCAGGTGACTTTGCTGGGGGCGAATCAGAACGTCTGGTCATTGACAATATTATGAAAGAACTTCGTAGTCTTGTCTCTCGTACTGGTGTTCGTATTGATGTTGTCTCTCAACTTAAGAAGACAAACAAGGCATACGAAGAAGGTGACCGTATTACCCTACAAGATTTGCGTGGGTCAGGTTCCCTGTCTAGTGTACCTAATGTTGTCCTCGCTTTGGAACGGGATCGACAGAACCCTGATCCAAAGATGTCTAATACCACAACAGTACGTGTTCTAAAGAACCGTCTGACTGGTAGGGCTGGGGTTGCAGCGTGCCTGTTCTATGATCATGAAACAGGAAGAACCCGTGAGATAGACTTTGCACTTGACGATGGTGGTGCAGTTGTTATTGATCCTACGGACTAGGAGATGATTATGTCTGAAGAAATTCAACCAGCCATGGAGCTTCTTTCTTTTGCGGAGGATCAAACTCCCAGCCAAGAATCTTGGGTGGAAGATATTACTCTTCTTGAGGATGGCTCCCATGCTATAAATATTATTAAGGATGGGGTTACTCAGGCAAGAAACATCAGTGTTGCTCGGTCTCTAGATAAACTAGAGATCGAGTATACTGATGGTGATTGGATGGTAACTCAGGTTGTCAGACCCAACGGTCTGATTTATACCACTAAAGTATATACAGGAAGTGAACTAGGAATTCCACGTACCGAAGTTAGTAGAGGTAGGTGGCGGTATTACAAATAAGGAGATCCTCATGAACCGGATCGCTATTGATATTGAAGCTAATGGACTCAACGAATTGGCGTTGGATAGAAAGGGTGAAGTAATTAATGAAGCGAATACTATTTGGTGTATCGCAATTGTGGATGTGGATACTGGGGAAGAGTTGTCATTTGGTCCTGATAACATTGACGGGGCTGTTGAGGTTATGCGTGGGGCTGATCTTATTATCGGGCATAATATTATCTTCTATGATATGCCTGTTATTACTCGCCTTTACGGTGATGTTAGCACTCCCGTTTATGATACCCTTGTTGTTTCTCGTCTTATGTACCCGGACAAAAGATCCCACCCCTTGGGAGGTAATAGCCTAAGGTGTTGGGGTGATTACTTAGGGTTTTCTAAGATTGATTATGACGGTGGTTGGGATATGTATTCCGAAGAAATGCTAACCTATTGCATTAAGGATACTCAGATTGCTGCTAAGATTTTCCACAAGCAACAGCCTTTTGTTAAACATCACGCTAAGATTGTTAAGCTTGAGCATATGGTATCTGAAATTATTTCTAATCAAATGTGCAACGGTTTTGGTTTCGATGTCGATAGGGCTATTGATCTTGAGCAGGAACTTCTTTATGAGAAGGCACAGATTGAAGATGATATGCGTACTGTCTTTCCTGATATTGTAGAGGAAAGATATTCCGAGAAGACAGGCAAGCGGTTGAAAGATAAGGTAACGGTTTTCAATCCCTCATCTAGACAACAGATTGCTGAGCGTCTTAGTGATAAGTATGGATGGAAATATCCTTTGACAGATAAGGGAAATCCTAAGGTTGATGCTGATGTAGTAAAGAACCTTGAATACCCTGAGGCCAAGGAGTTAACCAAGTACTTTGATATCATTAAGACCATGAGCTTTCTTAAGGATTGGATTACCCGTGCTCTCCACAGTAGGGATGGTCGTATCCATAGCGGAGTTAATCCACAAGGTACTGTTACCGGACGTATGACAAGCAGCCAACCTAACCTACAACAGGTGACTTCTGATCGCAGAGTTCGGGAGTTGTTTGTCCCCAAGAAAGGATGGAAGCAAGTTGGTATTGACGCATCAGGTCTTGAAGCTCGCATGCTTGCCAATCGTATGTATCCTTGGGACAGTGGGGAGTATGGTAAAGTTGTAGTAGAAGGGGATATCCACCAAACAAACATGGAAGCAACTGGCATTGATAGTAGGGCAGATGTGAAAACATTCTTCTATGGCTTTATCTATGGTGCTGGTGATGCAAAGATCGGTAAGATTATTGAGAAGAATGCTCAGGCTGGTAAGGCACTTCGTGAGAAGTTCCTAAATAACCTACCTGCTCTTAAGAAACTTATCGAAGCCTGTAAATTCCAAAGCACTAAGAAGAATACCATTACCTTATTGGATGGGAGGGAAGCCCCCTGCCGTAGTGAGCACTCCGCTCTTAATGTCCAGCTTCAGGGTGATGG